TTTCAAGAATACAGAGAAAATTGCCACGGCGACGGGCATGGATCTTGAAAAGTTTAACGCAGCCCTCAAGAATTCGACTAATGAGGGACTATTGATGTTGCTCAACCGCTTGAACGAGTTAGGCGATATGTCCGTCCTTGCACCCGTGTTCGCTGACATGGGTGAGAACGGCGCTCGCGCTTCCGCGGTCATTTCGGCACTTGCGGGTAACGTCGATATGCTTATCTGGGAGCAGCAGGAGGCTGCCAAAGCCTTTGATGAGGCCACGTCCGTCACCAAAGAGTTTGAGGTGCAGAACAATACTGTTCAAGCAGGTTTGGACAAAGCTCGCAAAGGCTTTCAAGAGATGGCTATTTCCTTGGGTCAGGAACTGATGCCGGTAATGCGGCACTTCATTTCAACTACGTCTGCTACCATGCGCGTAATGCTTCAGTTGGTGAAATTCATCAAGGAGCATAAAACCGCTATTCTTTCCCTTGCTGCCGCTGTTGCTACTTATACCGTCGCAGTCAATCTCGCACTGATTAAGGAGAAGCTGCACGCAGCATTTATAGCCATAAAAACGGCTGCGCTGCATGTGCACAAGGTGGCTGTTCTTGCGGCGTCCGTCGCTTATAACCGGATGACCGGCAACGTCGTCCGGGCAAACGCAGCAATGAAGCTGCTGAACGCAACCATGATGATGAACCCTTGGGGATTGGTGGCTGGTGCGATTGTGGGAGTTGGCGTAGCACTTTATTCCATATTCAAGAATAGTAAAGATGCCGCCAAAGAGCAAAAGAAACTCACGGCCGAACAGGAAAGGCAGTTGCGTATTCAAAAGCAGATTGACGACCACAACAAGGCTATTGTGGAGGAATACGCGAAGGAATCAGCGGCTGTGAACAGCCTAACCAAGGTTGTCAATAATAGCAACCTCTCTTTGGAAAAGCGCCGCGAAGCATTGAAACAGTTGAAGGAACTTGTCCCGGACTATCATGCTTCGCTGACAGATGAGGGCGTCCTGATCAATAACAATAAGGAAGCCCTCGATAACTACCTCGTTTCCCTCAAAGAGTCCATCCGTATGAAGATGAACCAGGAGAAACTGGAGGAGATAGCCACCAAGCAGATACCTATCGAGGATGAGATGAAAGAAATCCAATCCAAGATTGATGAGTGGGAGGACATGAACCGGTATTATAAGGATATGCTTGCGAAGAAGTCAGGCTACTCAAGTGAGGAGAATGTCAAGAAGGCTATTAAGGAAAACAACAAGTGGATTAGTAACTATAAGTATCATCTTCGAAAGCTGCAAAAAGAGTGGCAGGAACTGGAGGACGTAGCCAATGGTATCAGCATCAAAGCACCAGACCCCGTGAAGGCATCTACCTCCGGTGGTGGCGCACCTGACGGTGACGACGATAAAAAGGCTGGTAAGGGGAACAAGTTCCAAGCAGAAGATGATTGGCGCGAGCGCGAGCAGGCGCTCAATCGCATAGCCTATGCCAAAGGCACGGCTGACTACGAGCAATACAATGCCCGGATGTTAGAGATTGAGGTCGAATACAATCGGAAGAAATTAGCGCATAAGGACTTGGTCGGTAATGAGGAAGTGACTATTGAAGCTTCGTATCAGGAAGCGCTCAAGAAGCAGCGTCAGAATGCCATTGAGGGGACGGTGCAGCAGGAGGAAGTGGCTTATAAAGAAGTGATGGCTATTCTTCAGCAAAGGTATATGGACGGGGAACTCTCCGCACGTCAGTACCAGAATGCAATCGAGTTGGCTGAACTGGAGCACTTGCGCAAAGTGGCAAGTCTGTATGAGGACGGATCCAAGGAGAAGTTACGCGCAGAGAAACACTATCACGACACATCGCTCAAATACCAACAAAAGCACTTGCAGGAAGCCCGGCAAGCGCAGGAAAAAATGCGCCAAGCGTATTTTACCAAAGGCTTCCGCATTACGGACGATGAGTCCTATCAGCGGGACATGCAGAACCTGGAGTTGGTATATAGGCAGATGCTGAAGGCTGCCGGTGACAGTAAACGTGATAGGTTACGCGTTGAGCGCGCTTTCTACGAAGCCAAGTATCAGTTGGCACGCAAGTATAATAAGCGTGAAGCGAAGGAACTTAAAAAGTCCTTCCGGGGAGCCATTGACGATAGCATCGCATGGCTGGAGTCCGACGCAGGCAAAGCCATGACCGAATCTTTCTCAACGATCGTCAATCAGATGGGAGCCATCTTCTCCGGCTTGTCGGAAATCATCCAAGCCGAGTTGGATATCCAAACGGCTCAGATAGAAAGGAAGTATGACCGGGAAATCTCGTATGCGGAGGGAAACAAGTCGCAAGAGGTCGCTCTGGAGCAGCAGAAGCAAGCGGAGATAGGTAAGGCTAAGCAGGAAGCAAACCGGAAGATGTTTGCCATGCAGGTCCTGCAAGCCGTGGCACAAACAGCCATGTCTGCTATCTCTGCTTACTCCTCGGCTGCTGCAATTCCGATGGTCGGCTTCATCATGGCACCTATAGCAGCTGCTATGGCTGTAGCCGCTGGAGCTATTCAGATTGCTTCCATCAAGAAGCAACAACAGGCGTCCGAGGCGCAGGGCTATATGGAAGGAGGCTTCACCAAACCCGGACGCAAGGACGAACCTGCCGGTATCGTCCATGCAGGGGAATGGGTAGCAAGTCAAGACTTGCTACGCAATCCCCAAGCACGGGCTATGATTGAAACACTCGATTATGCCCAGCGTACCAACACCATCGGGCGCTTGTCTGCTTCGGATGTTTCGCAGTCTATCACGGCTCCCCAACGAATGGCACAGGCTTCCTCTAATGGCGAACTGCTTGCAGTCGCTGCCGCGTCGCAAGCCTTATCACGCTCCGTCAACGAAATGAATGTACGGTTGCATGAGCCGTTTGTGACTGTGAACACCGTTACCGGTGACACGGGCATCAAGAAAGCCCAAGATGAATATGAACAGTTAATGCGTAACAAAACCCCTAAATCAAGAAGATAATGGAGATATATGTGGACAATAAATTAGCCGTGCTCAAGAAAGGCACGTCGTTCGATTTCGTTAGCGAAAATCGGTATTTCTCCGGTGCTGACAGTTATTCCTTGTCAATTACGTTCCCTCTTGCCGGATGTCCTGAAAACTTAGCTATTTTCGGGCATATAAACCGCAAGGACGTAGTGGCGCAGAAACTGCTTTTTGACTGTGAGATTAGGAATGGATTATTCTATCGTCACGGCTCTATCACTATCACGGAGATAAGCGATATTGAGGTTAAGACACAGTTCCTTGAAGGCAAGTCCGTCTCGAACTATGCCGACGATTTCGATATCATCTATATCAATGAAATGAACTTGGGCTATCCGGACACTTCGCCGTCATCGTTTGCTCCCATTACACACATTGCGAATAGTTTTGACAATGGTCTTAGTTATCTTGCTTTGCCGTGGGTCAATAACTCCACCGGCAACCTGCAGAACCGGACCAACGATACAGACACCTGGCCTTCGTCGTGGCATTACGATACGCGTGGACTGTCGTTCCAGCCGTATCTCATTTATCTCCTTGAGCAAATCTGCAACGCGGTCGGTTATTCCTACGATTTCACGAAACTGCTGGATAGTCAATATCGCTACCTTGTTGTATGCAATACGCTTCCGTATGCATGGAAGTGTTTCAACTGGGCAACGGCTTTGCCGCACTGGACGCTCACAGAGCTGTTTGAGCAATTGGAATATTTCCTCAATGGAGAGTTCGACATCGATCATGTTTCGAAGCATATATCGTTCCGCTTCTCAACGGAAGCGATTGCTTCGGCTGGTACAGTTGAGTTAACGAACATCGTGGACGAGTTCTCCTCAACCGTGGAGGATGCTGGTTCTTGTAAATACAGGGAATACGTCAACCTCAAATTTGCGGAGTGTAACCACCGGAAATGGAAATACTATTCCTGCAAATGGTTCGTTGACATGATGAAAACGCAGGACGTTATTTTGTCCTATAGTTTGGGCACGTATAATCATGGCAAATTCTACAAGGAAGTAAATGGTG